TGAGCGCCTGGGAAGGAAGCCCCGCTGTGCCAGTTATAATTACGTCCACGGTGCCCTGACCGCGCGGCTGGTTATCGTCCACCTGGACAACAACGACACCGGGGACCTCCTGCGCCCACGCAATGTAGGCGTCACGCCCCCCGCCAACCGAGAGCTGCGTCCATTTGGCCTTGACCCGGGCGCGCAGCTCGTCGTCGGTCTCGTCGTCGGTACCCTCCCGCGTGATCCAGTCCGCGGCGTTGGTCACGTAGTCAACGCCGGGGATCACGGTGACCAACTGGTTAATTTGGCCGGCGCCGACATTATACTTTGCCCCGGCGAACTCGGCCTCAACCGGCACTGCGACCGTAAGCGACCCCTCTGCAAGCACGGCTTGGGTGGTGACTATGAACTGCAGCCGTTCGCCGTCCAGGCCCACTGCCGTAGCAACGACGGTACCGGCCGGAATTACCACGTTGCCGCCGGAAGCGTTGCGCCCAAAAGTAACGTTACCCTGGGTCTTCTGGGCCAGTTTCCGGTAAACCTCAAAGTCGGCGGCGCGGAGGTCCAGCCAGTCGCCCGTGGCCGTCTCCACGTATAGCTGTGGCACCACTGACTTAAGCAGGTCGTATAGATCCGCCAGGCCCTGGTTGGCCATCTCTATCAGCGTGTAGAAGACGCCGCCCGGCCGCAAATTGGTGATCCTAAAAGACATATCCCGGAGCCTGGTCTTCACGGCCTCCATAAGCTCATTGAATGTCTTCACGGAAATTACATCTTCGGGTTTGATCACGCCGCCGCACCTCCAAACGCGATCCCTTCCTGGCTGATGGTGAGCACAATGTCAGCCTGTTCCTCGGGCACGGATCCATAATCACTCTCAAGGGCGGTGTCGGTCAGCCTGAAGCTGACGGTTACGGTGATACGGTCCCGTTCCCAGGACAGGACCTCAACCTTGATTGAGTCGGTGTCTATGCGGTCATCGTTCGCCAGCGCCAGCCGGATGAGCTGCTCGAGCTCCAGGCGGTTGAGCTCGGTGTCCTCCTGGTGGGCGAATATTTGGATGCCGGCGCCGTAATCCGCGTGAGCCCATAGGTCGCCCGGAAAGGTCAGCAGCAGATGCTTAACGTCCTGGAGGACGCAGTACTGATCCTTGACCGTCTCGCAGTCGCCGCCCGCGGCCGCTACGAAGTTACCGTTGTCGTCGAGCAGAATGTCCTCCATCGCCGCCTCCTACGGAATCTTGGCCACCACGATAAACCGCGCGCCTTCCTCGATGGGTAGGGCCGCCACCCGGTCGCCGTCTTTGAGACTTGTCCGAAAGTCGAACCGCGTCAGGGCGGAATAAACCGTGGTGCCCGAGATGTCTGTGCCGTCGTCATTAACCGGCGCAGCTGTTACGCCCAGGCGCGAATGTGCCACCAGGTGCTCGGCGATCAGCGCCGGGCGCAGCCCGTAGCCCTCGACGTTGACCTGGCCGCCCGTCAATGTGCCGATGGCTGCCGTGCTTTGGGCCAGGACGTGGGGCTCCGACGGGTCGCCGTAGAGGAACCCCAGGCGCACCACGTTGCCGGCCGCCAGCGCCACGGGCAGGGGGTCGCACTTGACCGGCGGCGCGGTCGCGTCGTCGCTGCCCTCGCGCGTCAGCGGCTGCAGGTGCAGCCCCCCGCTGGTGCCGAGTACCTTCGCCTTGCAGGCTAAGTGGTACCGCCCCGCAAGCTCCGGAAAAAGCCTGATAACGATTTTTCTCACGAGCTCTAAAAGTTTATCCACCCGCGCGTCCATTACGCTGCCTCCAGCTCGCGGAAGTAGAACTCCGTGCGCAGCGCGCCGTTCTCATTGAGGAAGTGGCGCACGGTCTCCACCAGATACCACGTGTTCTTGACCTCCGGCCAGATGATCTCAATCTCCTGCGAGTGGTTCACGAAAGGCGAAACCACCGTCAAAAGTCTGCCGGCCCCGGTAGTGGATCCCGCCGCACGTTGCCCTTCCGGCTCACGGTCCGTGTTGAATTCAAGTTCAATGATGTTCTCGCCGTACTGATAGCTATAGACCGGGCCGGGCAGCGGCTCCGCCTTGTTCCAGTAAAACTTCTTACCCCGGAAGTACCAGTCGTGATTGAGTCCCCACGTGGCGTTCACCCGCCGGACCAAGTCAGACACGTTTTCACCCGCGGCCACAAAGCGGGGCTTGCGCGCGTACGCCGCGGGGTCCAGGTGGAATTCAGCTATGCCAGCTTTTTGCAGCCCGAACCGGATCACGTCCTGCGGCGTGACGTTCAAGAACGTATGCACCACCGTCGTCCGAAAGAGCTTTACCGCTTCGTCTTTGCACAGGTAACGCGGCTGCCGCGCCTCCACCACGTAGCCGGAGAATACGCAGTAAGCGTTCTCTAAGTCGTACCCGATCCATATCTCCACCGGCACATCTTTCGCCAGGCCCATGTCGGGCAGGCCCTTTCGCAGCGTGAAGTCGCATACGTCCGCGGGTTCTTTGCGCGAGAGCCAGAGGTCGAAGGCGTCGAACTGGTTGCGCACCTGGACGCCGCCCACCTTCAGCTCCACAAACGGCGAGAAAAGATTATCCAATGTCCTTCCCCCTCAGCCAGTCCAGGATCTTTTTCGCCAGGCTGGGCTCGCGCGTGTCCTTCGCCGGGGTCTTCGCCGTTTTTGGAGCCGGCTTTCCTTTTAACGCCCGCTGATCTACGTCTTTGGTGGACGGGGTCGGCTTCGCAGCGGGTTTTGACGACTTTTTAGCCACCGCAGGCTTCTTCTGCGCCACCTTGACCTTGATCGGCACATGCTCTGTGAACTCGCAGATGACGAGCACCTTGTCGCTGCGGTTGTCCTCGAATGTCTTCAGGTCGCTGAAGATCACCTCATTGATCCCGCGCGCCTGAACGTGCCTGTTGATGATCCGGTAGACGCCCGGCTTCTGCTGGTCGGGCGACTTCCGGAAAATCTGCTGGATGCGGCGGACCTGGTCCGCGCAGTCACCGCCATCCACCTTGGGCAGCAAGGTAAGCGTCAGGCGCACCCGCGCGTTATCAAACCCCACCGCCTGGGTGACGCGGTCCTTCTTGCCGGGGATCTCAACCTCGTCAACCCTGACGGTTCCGGTGATCTCCAGGCTCTCAAACGCGCCCGGCAGGACCACATTGCCGACTTTAACCTGCCCGATGTCGGTAGTGATAAGCTGCATTACTGTGCTCCTCAGTCGCCCTGCATATCGAGGTACCGCAGCGCCAGGTCAACGTACTCCTCGAAGCCGCCACTCTGCTTTTGCCCGCCGTTCACCAGCACCACGATCGGCCGCCGGTCGCGGGTGAACACGCTCTCGCGCTCCCGCGACGTTTCGCGCATGACCTCCCGCAGGCTGACCGCCGGCGTCCGGCCCAGCGGGGAAGTGCTCCACGCCCCGAAGCCCCTCGCCTCCGGCAGGGCGATGCCGCCCAGAGTGGCAGCTGCTACCGCCTGGAGGTATGGCGCGCGCAGCCGGATCCCGGCGGCGAAGGTGTTGACCAGCGCCATACCTGAATAGGTGAGGGTAGAAAGCGGCCCCTCCTTCGCGTCGGAAAACGGCAGCAGGCGGCGGAGCTTAAGCAGCCCGGCTTTAACGATCTCTGCGGGCTTGTTGATCACGCTCTTGATGCCGTCAACGAACGCCTGAATAAGCGCCCGGCCGGAGGCCAGGAATTCCATCGCCTTCGTGCGGATGTACAAAACTGCGTTGGTCAGCGCCTGGCCGACAAATTCCTTAATGCGGTCCCAGTTGCGCCAGATCAGCAGCGGGATGCCTACCACCGGCATCACCGCGGCCAGGATGTACGGCGCGTACTCGCGGGCCCGCGCCGTGATGCTGGAGAAGACCCCCGCGATCCACTCCTTCGCGCCGTCGAACCTGTTCTTTACCCACTCCCAGCGCGCCCCCAGCCAGGCGGTCACCTTGTCCCAGTTGCGCGCCAGCGCCCAGATCGCCACGCCCAGGCCGACGACTGCCAGCACGATCCATGTGATGGGGCAGGCCAGGAGCGAGGCCGTGAAGGACCAGACGACAGAAGTTAAGCTAACCAAAGCGCGAACTCCGACAGAAATGGCAGCTCGGCCAAATTTAAAAAGCGCACTAGTGAAAGCCTGCGTCCATTTAACTCCCTTACCCATCCATGCAAATGACCATGCAAGATAACCGCCAAGCATGATAAGCCCGGCCCCGACCGTCAAAATCGGCGCGATCACCATCAGCGCCGCCGTGCCGATCGCCGCGATAAGCAGCGCGGTCCGCGTCAGGGTCGGGTGCGACTTGGTAAGCTCCTGGAAGCTTGTCACCCAGCCCTTTACCGTCGGTATAAAAGCTTTGATCAACGGCGCTAACTCGTCCCCTATAATACCCTTTGTGATGTCTATTTGCTGTCCTAAGACCGCCAAACTCGCGCCCAGGTCGGTATTCATCTTCCGGGCCATGTCTTCAGTGAAGGCCGTCCCCTGGCGGACGGTGATCCCCAGTTGGTCTATGTTGCCGCGTAGCTGCCCAACTTTGCCATACAGCAGGTCTATCACGGCCACCGCTTCGTCGCGGCCGAACGCCTCCTGGATTTTCTGCTTCTCCATCGCGTCGAGCGTCTCGCCATACTTGCCCCGGAGCTTGTCCAGAATACCGACGATACCCAGGAGCTGCCCGTTGGCGTCCACGAAGCTGAGGCCCAGCTTCTCGCCGGCTTTGGCCGCAGCCTGCACGAACGCCTTGTACTTGGTGCCGGCCTCGCTGCCGGGCATGGTTGCCTGGAGCATCCCCAGGACCGCGAGCTGCTCCTCGAACGGGCGCTGCGCGGTGGCCGCCGTGGCGCCCAACGTGGTCAGAGCCTGGGCCATGCCTGACCCCGTGGTTTTAAACTGCTGCACGGCGGCCGCGATGCCGGCACTGAACATCTCCCCGAACTCGAAGTCGGAGAGGTGCCCGTACAGGTCCTTGAAGATGCCGTAGCCCGTTGCAAACAAGCTCGTCATCTCGGCCGTCGTTGACTTCGTAGCCTTCGCTGTCAGCGCCGCCATCCGGGTGAACTCCGCCACCCCTTCATCCGTCAGCGACGCGATACCCGACTTGATGTCGTACGCGGCTGAGAGGAATTGCGCTTCCGTGGTGCCGGCCCATTCGGCGCTAAACCGTCGTGCAGCCCTGGTCAGCGCGTCCATGTTCTTGATCCCGACGCTGGCCAACTCGCCGAGCGCTCGCTGGTTCTCCACGGTCGGCCCTAACAGCTTGGCCAGCACGCGGGTCATCTTGTCGGCTGCTCCCTGGACCAGCGCGCCGGAAACCGCCAGCCGCTGCCCGAAGTCCACCATCCCCCTGGCCTTTTGAACGGTGTTCTCGAAGTTGGCCACCGCCTGGGCCATCTTCTGCACCGGGCCGGTGAGCCTGTCCACCACGCTTACGATTACCGCCAGGTTATAGAGTGAATCCATATTGACACCGCCTCGATGTATAAATTACCCTTAAAGGGAAGGGAGGTTTTGGCAATGTCCTGGTTAGGAATCTTCCTTTTGCTCTTCGGGTTCGGTTGCTTTCTTGGTATGTTATACGCTTTGATCTTTCACGGGATCCCCTTATTCGTCCGGGCGATCCAGGCAATATTTGCTGGCGCCCGTGAGGGCTGGCACGAAGGCGGTGAACTCTCTAAACAATGGGGAGAACGTATTGATCAATGGGCCGATCGTCTTAAAAAGAAGGCTGATACGTTTCGAGCACGTCAAACCGCCCGTGCCAACCGGCAGTAACCGCTGCCGGTTTTTATTTTTCAAACAACTCCGCGATCGCCAGCATGACCCCGCGCTTTACCGCGACTACCTTCCTGTCCTCATAGAAGTAAGCGTGCGCCGCCAGGTCACAGAAAGTCTCATCGTCGAGCGCCTGGATCTCCTCGGGCGTCAGCCCGAAGTGGTACCGGATCAGCGCCTCCGCCTGGTCGAGCCCGTCCTCGCGCAGGGTTTCGACCCGGGCTATAATCTCCTGGATAAAAAATCCTGGCTGCTCCCGATGATCTTCTGTAGCTCCGCGCCCAGGGCCAGCACCAGGCCGGGCTTCTCGTCAACCATCTTGCGCAGGACCTCCGGGCCCGGATGTAGGAGGCAGCCAAAGACCAGGTTGTTGGTGGCCTTGAGCATGTCCTTGGCCACCTCTTTGGCGAAGCGCGAAAGGTCCGCACGCCCCGGCTTCCGGAAGTAGAACGTCATCGGCTCGCCGGCGTCCTCCGGTTCACCGGAGATCTCGTAAACCTCGCCGTACTGCTGCTTCCACTCCTTGATTTGTTCCTCGTTAGGCATAGCTCATATCCTCCCTGGTATTAGGCAGGAACCGGCAGTCCCAGCGTCGAACCCAGAGTCAGGAAGGAGGTGAAAAGTCTTGTCCGACGAACTTAAAGCGAACCCGCCGGAATTCCTGACTAACAAAGTTTTTCTCAAAAAAGCCACTTTAGAGGCTCTGGGTGCTTTTATCAACGCAACTAACGAACTCCAAAAACGAACCGGAGAGCCCGGGAATAACGCGATTCTCTTGGTATCTTTCGGTATCGTTGAAGGCGAAATCGCGCCTATTCCGGAAGAAGGCCCAAAACCCGGTGAGAACATTGCAGAATATCTCGGTTACTACATTTACAATGCCCGCAATCGATTTCTCGCAGCCAAGGCAGAGAAACAGCCGGTGGACGAAGTTGCTGAAGCCAGTTCGTTTATTTTGGTACGCAATGCGAAGATTCGCTTCCACGGTGACTGGGCTAACCCCCTCGAGATCCCCGAGCTTGTTCTTTTTAGTGACCAGGTAATTGGGTTTTGCTTTGGCCGGTTTGGCTTAAGTGACCAATAATCCGCCTGTTAAGTTGTTGAATTACCTGTTCGTTTCGTAAGGGCACCTGACTGATGATCACCCGCGCTGCAGCAGGTGCCTCTTTTTCGGCCGACCTGTTCCTGGTTCGTCGCATCGCTTCTCAGCCCCTTTAGTTCGCCTCCAAACCGTCGCGCACGATGCCGCCCAGGATTTTCAGCTCGTATTCGACCTTCAGCTCCTTGTCGCCCTGCCCGCCGGACTGGCTAACCTTGGTTATCTTGCACGCTTTCAGAACGTCCGTGGTGGTGGGCTGGTCTTCGTTCGCGTAGCTGACCACGATGGTGAAGGGCGGCAGCTTGTAAAGCGACTTGCCCTGTTTCTTGGCATAGGCCACGAACTTGTCGTGCTCCTCCTTCAATAGCGTGACCTTGCCCTCCGCGGAGTAGTTACCCGCACCGTAGCCCGTGGGGTTTGAACCTTTGCCGTAGACCGGTTCGATTTCCTTCTGGTCGCTGTACTCGATGTTCTGAAAGTCGATTATTTCACCGTAGGGCAGGGTTACGCTGATGTCCTCCCAGCTATACTTCTTGCCGTTAATCAACTGTCAGCACCTCCTTCTAAGCCGACTGGAACGGGTTCTCGTAACCGATCTCGACCTCGATCCAGCGCATGATCGCCTTCGGCACGATCCGGACCTTGACCCTGATGGTCGAGGTGGCCAGAACGTCCTGGTCGCGCGGGATCACCACGCGGCCGCGGGCGATCTCCCCGGCGCCGACCATGATGTCGAGCGGTGCGCTGAGCTGCGCCTCCAGCGCGGCCAGGCCCTTCTCCATGTTCGTCGGGTCGATCTCCGCGTGCTCGAACCGGAGCGCCGCGGTGCGCACCAGGCCGCACGCCTTGTCCATCGGCCGCCGCAGCTCGACGTACCGGAAATCGCTGGTCACCGGCGCCGCGATCCGGCCGTTGGTGATGTAGAACCCGGACAAGCCAATATATTGCCGGAACGTGATAAATCCCGCTTCGTCAAGGGCCAGGATGTGGCCGTCGTTGATCCCCGCCGGGTTGAGCCGTACAACCGACGGCAGCGAGCCCTCCATCACCTTGCCGGGTGATACCTGCACCGGGATCGCGCTCAGGCGCCCGGCGTAGATTCCTGCACCGTTTCTGTCTACCACCCGGCCGGTATTCATGTCTACCATTTCGAGACGGCCGGCGCAGATGCTGACTCGGGTACTGGCGAAGGATCCTTTCTCGGTACCCAGGGCGGTCACCCACTGGTCCACCGTCTCCGCCGCCGCTGGCCCGCGGGCTTCGGCCAGGAAGTGGATGTAGCGGTACTTGCCCTCGGCATCAGTCGCTTTAGCATCGAGCGCCGCCCACATCGCCGCGTCGGACGGCCCAACCACATGGATAAACTCATACAGGTACCCAGAGTTTAGCAACGCGTCAATGGCCGCGGTGACGCTGGAAACGCTCGCCGACGGGGCCGTGGTCTTACACTCGTACTTGTCGCCGGCAATAAAAGAGTTCGATGGATTTATCGCGTCCTCGGTGAAATTTAAGGTCAGCCCCGTATTCGGGATCGTGTAGGTAAGCGCCGTCGGCACGGTAATCTTACCTGAGAACGTGTCGCCGCCGTCGAGGCTGTACTTGAAAGTAGCCACGTTTTTGGCCCCGGAATCCACGATCTCGACCACCAACTCGTAAGCGTCGAGCGGGGAACCGGTAACGCTTATATCGCCCGTGCCCGTCTTGGTCGCAGTTACCGCGCCAATCGTTCCGGCTACATCACCGTTCGCCCGCACGGCGTAGATCGTCCTTGCGCCGGCGGCGAAGGAATCAAAGAGCGCGTTCACGAGCGGCCCGGTGCCGAACTTCTCCACGATCTTCCCGGGATCGGTAATAGCCACGATTTCATTTACCGTACCCGCAGAAGAGACGCCGACCTTGGCGTGCAGCCCCGCAGCGCTCGGCGGCAGCAGCCCCAGGCCACCGTCCAAAATGTCAACAGTTACATCCGGTAGCGGCATTTACTTCACCTCTCTTGCCATGGGTCCCGAAAGCCAGGTTTTCACGGCTTCCGTGAACTCTTTTTCGGTAAGCTGTTTGCCCTCGCCCCACCCGTAAGCCACCTTAAGGCCGGCCATCACCCACCGCGGGACACGGTTCCGCTCGGCCAGCTCCTCGATGGTCAGCAGCTCCTCGGCCTGACCGCCGGCGACTTCTTCCGCATCAGTCTTTTTAGGCAAGGCTTACACCTCCTCAACTATCTCGCCTTCAACCGCCAGGGCGGTCTCCAGCGGGTAAATTTTGACCGTCTTGTCAGCGTATACGCCGCCTTCGAACAACACCTCGAAATACGCCGCCGCCTGCTGGCGGAGCAGGCTGGTTTCCTCCTCCGGCTCGGCGCCCCGCGCGCTCACTAAGATAGCGTTGCCGTCAGGATCGAGGATCCGCCGCGCCAGCCCCGCCAGGAACACCGTCCCCGCGGTGTCGGCAGCAGCCTGGTCGCGGTGCACAATCTTTACCTTCGCCCGCACGCTGCGCCGATGAACCCGGCGGCGGAAAGTGCGCTCACCCATGCCCGGGCCGTCCGCCCGCGCCACGAGCGAACCGTCGTACTGCATCGTTTCCGTGTCGAGTGCTACCATCGCGTAGGGCACCGCCTGGTGTTTTGCGGCGTCCTCCGGCCGGGTGAAAACCCGGGCGATGCCGGCGTTTTTCAAGAGCTGTTCGAGATATTCCCGGCACGTGGCGATCACTTGAGGCACTCCTCCAGGCGCTCACGGATAATCTCATTGATCGCTTCCTGGTCGTCGTCGCTCAAACCCAGGAAGGGGCGCGCCGGAATGCGGACGGCTTTCTTCACCGCCCAGCGGCCGCCAACCCGGAATTTCAGCGCCTTGGCCCGTTTGGCCCGGATCACCGCGCCGAACTGGTGGGTTGACGCGCGGATGTCGTTCGTCCCGACCTCCACCCGGTCCGGCCTGCCGGCGCAGGTGATCGAGTTCCGCAGCCGGCGGGTGTCGCTCAGGGTCTGGCCGCCCTCCTCCCGCGCGCGGATGGACTGCGGCCACCTCGTTCCGTCGGGCGCGGTCTCTTCCTTGAACCGCATCTGCGTGCTGGCGACCAGGTGCTCGCCGATCTCCTTGTGCAGCGCGGTGAAGTTGATCCGCCACATCCGGTGCAGATTTTCCTCCAGGCGCCTCCAGTCACCCTGCAGCGTGATCCCGCTCACTTAAAACCCCTCCAGGCTCCCACGCGAAAAAACCCGCTCGCTGCTGCGCACGTCCATCCCCTCCGCCGCCGGCGCGGGCTCCGGTGCGCCGAGCGTTACGAGGCCCCGGGCGATGTTCTCCAGTGCCCGTATCGCCGCCTTGTAACGGTCGACGATAGACTTGTCGGCGCTCTCCTCGTCGTACCCGCGGCGGGCGAAGAGGTTGTAAAGCGCGATGTCCACGGCGAGCTTTTTAATGAACCCCGGCACTGGGTTAAACGGCACGGGGTAGCGCGCCTGGCAGTAGCCGTTGATCTCGTCCGTCGCGGCGGTGATCGCCGCGTCTACCCGCGTTTGGTTGACCATACCCAGGCCCTCGTCGTCGGTGAGCTCGATTAGGACGCGCTCCGGGACCTGCGCCTTGAGGTCGTCCAGCGTGCAGTACATTACTTAGCTTCCTTGTCGGCCTTGGAATCCTTCGGCCCCTGGCCGTTTTTCGGCGGCTTTTCGTCCGGGATCTCCTCAACAATCAGCATCGGTTCCGCCTTCAGGATGGCAATCTGGTCCGGGGTGAAGGTCCCGTCCGGGTGGATCACTGGAGCTGCCGGGTGCGCGACGCCGCACCGC